GTCGCAGGACCACAGCTCCTCGCCGCCGAACTCCTCCCGCAGGCCATAGGCGCAGTTCTCGCACGCCTTGTCATCCGTAGGGCCGCCCGGCGTGATGGTGCACCGCAGCCTTTCCACCAACTCAGTCGTCTTGCTCATCGCAGAACACCTCCTCCAGCAGCTTGTCCAGCGCCTCCTCGCTCTTTTTGGTCAGACGCCGCTGCCGCCAGTGGTTCTCCACCGCCAGCGCACCGGCCGCCAGCCACAGCAGCGACGCCGCGCCGCATACGATACCGAAAAAATCCATGTCGCACATTCCTCCTGTTTTTATTTTTCGGAGCGTTTCCACTCCGCTTCCAACTGCTTCCGCGCCGCCGGATCCGCCCGGCGCCAGTCCTCCCACATATCCTTCGTCCAGTGCCGCCGGTCCGCGCCCCCGGCCTCGGAGGTATACCGCTGCTGGGTGCGGGCCGTGTGGGCGATGGCCGCCGCCATCACCAGGTCGTCGTGCTCTCCCGCCGCCGCCTGCGGCTTCCGGTTCTCGTCGTAGACGAAGGTGATCATCTCGCCCAGCGTCCACGCCGACACCACCAAACCCGGCTCCTCATCCATCACCGTGTGCAGCGTGGCCAGCATCTGGGGCCGCGTCCGGGAGGACGTCACCCAGCCCTGGGACTTGACCATTACGTTCTTGAAGGTGTCGAAGCGCTCCCGCTGGTAGAGCGTCGGGTAGTGCCACTCCTCCAGCTTGTTCTCCGGATAGGTGGAGAAGTTGACCTCCACCGCCGCAAGCGCGTCGTTGTAGTACCGGCCCAGGCAGTAGATCTGCCGGGCATACTGTATCTCAGACAGCGGCATCTGCAGCTCCGCCACCTGCGCCCCGGTGCGGTTGTCCAGCACGAAGGCCGTGAAGCGGTCGCTGCCCTCTCCGGCCGTGTCGCCGCCCAGCACATAGGGCGCGCCCTTCTCCGGCGTCTGCCAGATACGCACCGCCCCGGTCTCGCCGGGCTCATACCGCCAGTTTCGGGGCGCGTCCCCCGGCTCCGCCGGCTCGTCGAATACGAACCAGCCCACGGACACCGGTGCCGGCGCGTGCATCCGCTGCCGCCCCAGCGCCGCGTTGTCGAAGTAGCCCTCGCCGCTGAGCAAAAACGCCTCGTCCGGCGTGTTGGGGTACTCCTGCCGGAACATGGCCGCGTCGTTGCCGCAGTTGGCCTTGATGCACCAGCGCCGCCACATGAGCTGCTCGTCGTCCAGCCCGAAGTCCTGCCGCAGCTTCTCCTCCTCGTCGCTCCACACGGTGCCCGTCGGCACGCTTTTCCGGTACCCCGGCTCCAGATACCAGGGCAGGAACACCGGCGTCCATGCGTTGGCGCCCGCCACCGCGTCGTCCCACAGCGTCTTGAAATGGTCGTAGCCGTTGGCCGTGCTCTCGATGACCACCATCGTGTCCGGCTCATCCGGCACAGCCTGCATGATGCCCAGCAGCAGCTCGTCCTTGTTCTTAGGCCAGAAGGCATACTCGGAGATGTGCACGTTGGTCAGCGTGTCGCTTCGGCCCACGCCGCCCTTGCCCGCCGTCTGGCAGCGGATAGAGCTCCGCAGACCCGGACGGCGCCGCTTGTCCCTCTCGTCCTTGGTAGGGTTCTCGAATACCAGCTCCTTGGCGTTGGAGTTTTTCCGCATGGGCTGTGCGCCCGCCGGCAGGCTGTCGTAGAACAGCTTGTTCATCTTGAACAGGTTGGCCGTGGCCGTGTTCTCGTGGGCCACGATCAGCGTCTTCACGTTGGGGCGCGTCACCGTGTCCTGGAACATCAGCCCCTCCGTCACCGTGGAGATGCCCTCCTGCCGTCCTTTCAGGACGATCAGGCGGATGGGCTTCCCCTGCGCCGCCTGCTGGCGGATGACGCCGTACAGGTTGTTCTGCGCGTCGTTGAAGCGCAGGTGCGCCATCGTCTGCTTCTTCGTGCGTATCCACAGCAGGTTCTCGCAGTATTCCTTGGGGTTCCGCAGGTTCACACCCTCGCCTCCTCTCCTCAAAGCCGCCGCCCGTTCACCGGGCAGCCGCTTTCAAAAGAGGGCGGTGCGGGGCGGCTCACGCCAGCCCCGCCGCTTCTCTCTTTGCCATGACCTTACGATACAGCTGCCGGGCCGTCCGGCCGTCCGTCACGATGTCGCCCCGCAGGTAGTAGGTGCACCCGTCCGGGGACTCCGCCTTCCGCGTGTGGTCCGTCTTGCCGGCAAAGTCGCACCTGTACTCCGGCCGCCCGGAGCGCCACACGCAGCTTCCGCAGTGCTCCGCCATCTCACGTTCCCACCTTCCGCACCTGGTCGGCCAGCGCCAGCAGCGCCCGCCGCAGCTTCTCCTGCTGACTGTCCGGCAGCGCCTGCAGCAGCGCCGCCAGGGTGTTCACGTTTTCCACCGTCTGATCGAACACCACCTTGAACTTGGTCACGCCCTCGTTGCTGGCCGCGGCGGCCAGCTTGTGGGCGGCCTCCGCCTCGGCCTTGTAGCCCTTGGCGGCATCCAGCGCGCTGTCGCGCTCCCGTTCGGCGTCCTGCAGCTCCGCCTCGGCGGCCTCCTTCCTCTCCTCGGCCGCTGCGGCCTCGCCGCGGGCCTGCTCCAGCGCCTTCTCCAGCTCGGCCACTCGCCGGGCGGCGGCGTCCTCGGCCTCCTGCCGGGCAGCGGCCAGCTGCTCCTCCGTGGCGTCCCTCTGCTCGATGGCCACCTCCGTGGGCCGGTTCTTCAGCGCCTCCAGTTCTCCCTGCAGGGCCTCCACATGATCCCGCGCCTCCCTGGCGGCTTCGCGGGCGGCGTACAGGTCTGCCTTGGCCTGCTCCGCCTCTTCACGGGCGGCGTTGCGCTCCGCCACGGCCTTCTCCAGCTCCTTCACCGTCATTTCCGCGGCGGTCTTCTCCGCACCGTCCACCGCGTGTGTCTCACCGGCGAAGCTGTCGCGCTCGTTTTCCGGCAAAGCCAGTAATACCAACGCTTTCCGCACGCCCAAATCCGCAACCGTTGCGGATTTGCCGTACTCCTTCCACAGCCGGATATACTGCTGTGCGCTGCGCTCGGAGAACTCCACCTTTTTCTCCAGCCAAGGCAGCCACTCCCCGTGGGAGAGCTGCGCCTTGGCCTCCACCAGCCGCTTGCCGATCTCCAGAATGGCCATGCCGGCCTGCTGCTTGTAGAAGTTGATTTCCTCCGTGATGACGTCAATGTCGCGCTCCTCAAAGGCCTCGTCCATGGAGCCCTCGCTGAACATCTCGCGCAGCGCCTCGCCCTCGGAGTACCCCTCCGGGGCCGTGCTCACTATGTCGTACATACTCATGCCGCGTTCCTCCTTGTTCTCTTTTTCGGCAGCCTCGGCCTGCCGTTCTTATCCCGCTTGCTGCCGTCCCGCAGCCATTTCAGCCACGGATCCAGCACCGGCGCGTACAGCTTCCGGGCGCTCTCCCGGTCCGGGTTGTCGGCGCAGCCCTCCAGCTCGTTCCGATAGCCGTGCACCTGCACGATATTGTTGGCGTTCATTTCGATGGTCGCCAGCGGCGTGTGGGGCCTGTCCCGTCGGCGCAGGAACAGGATGGTGGTCGCACCCTTCAGGTGCCGGTCCGCGTAGCCGCCCACGCAGTGCTTCAGCGCCTTGCCCTCCTCCACGATCTCGTCGGCGCTGACGGGGGCGCGGATGAGGAAGTCCTCCGTCCAGAACAGATACTTCTCGGTCAGGCCGTGCAGCCGCTTCCTGTAGGCCTCCTCGGCGGCTTTCTGCGCCGCTGCCGCCTTCGCCTCCCGGCGCTGGCGCTGTATGGCGCTCCACGCCGCCGTCACCCGGTCGTGCTTTTCCACAAGGTCCCGCGGCATGAGGATCAGCGGGTTCTCCATGTCCATCCCGCAGTGCTCCGCCGCGTCCAGATAGTCCTTGTACAGCTGCAGCACCCCTCTCCGGGTGCCGGAGCCAGGTCTGCCGCCCTCCTGCAACTCTATCCGGCTCTTTTCCAGATAGACCGTCAGCTTCTCCGCCGTGACGCCCAGCCGCTTCAGCAGGCCCACGGCGTAGTTCTCCTCGCCGCGGCCCAGGGTGGCCTCTGCGAGCCACGCCGCGTTTTCCATGGTCATTTTCAGCGCCGTGTCCCTGTGCCGGATATACAGCCGCAGCACCCGCAGCGGCTCCGTGGTGGAACGCGCCGCCATCGCCTCCTTGGGCGTGCATTTCATAAAGTCCCTGGGCTTGTCCGCGTCCCATTTGATGATGTCGGCGTTCCTTACGCCCCGGCCCACCAGGTCCTTCACCGCGTCCTCCAGCCCCAGCTTCATCAGCATTTCGATCTGGCGGGGATAGAAGCAGCACGCCGTCAGCAGTTCGATGAAGTCGTCCGAGGGCAGGTGTATCCTTCCGATACCGCACCAGCGCATACAGCCCTTGTCCAGCTCCGGCAGACCGACCACATCATAGCCGCTGCCCAGCTCGGCGCAGTAGGTGTAGGGCGAGTGGATCTGCCACATCCCGCCCTTGCGCCCGCTGCTCTTGCCGGGCGCGGTCTGGCGGTGGTAGCTCATGGGTGTGCCGCCGCTGCACCACCACGGCCGCGTGGCCTGCTCCGCCACGCCCGGCGCGAAGCGGTACACCCCCAGCAGCTTCATCTCCGGCAGCGCCGTCAGTATCGGCTCCCCGTTTATGCCGACGCGGCTGTAGTTCTTTTCGCACGTCCACGCCGTGGCCCACAGGGCGCCGCGCCACTGCCGCAGCAGCACTGCCCGCCGGAAGCTCCACAGGTTGGCCCGCCCGCCGGAGTACCGCAGCTCCTTCACCGTGACCTCCGCGCCGCAGTAGGGGCACCTGCTCCGCCTGTGCGTGGTGGGCGAACAGTCCCAGCTGTTCCGCGGCTCCGGCGTGTGCGGCGCGTGCAGTGCCCTCAGCTCGTCCGCGTTGTCCGTGTCCGCCCTGACGAAGGTGTGCCGCCGACAGCAGGTGGTCCATATCTCGCCCTTGCCCGGCCGCTTGAACAGGAAGTGCCGGAACCGTCCGTTGACCTCCTCCATCTCCCGCGCCGTGGGCTTCGGGGCCAGTCGCTCCAGCGCGGCGGCTCTTTCCTTTCCGTCCTGCATAGCGCTCACCAGAAGTCCGCCAGATCCAGCACCACGGCCTTGCGCTCCTGCGGTGCCGCCGGCGCCGCGTCATGCTCGCACATGGCGATGGTCAGCTTCATGGTCACCACGCAGCCGGGGAAAAAGAACGCCGCCGCCCGCTTGTAGGCCTCAAGGTCGCTCAAGCTGCCGCCCACGCCCTTCAGCACGGCCTTGACGCACTCCTCCACGCTGCCGCCCTGCGCCACCGCCTGGGCGAACTCCGCGTCCTGCCGGCAGAAGTCCTCCAGCGCCGTCACCACCGGCTTGAACACCACGGCCTCCCGCTGGCCCGCGGGTGCCTTGGCACCGCGCAGCTTCTCCAGCGCCTTGTCCAAATACTCGTTCATCGCACAGTTCCTCCTGTTTGTCTGTTTGTCTTTCAGTGCCCGGCGTACAGCCGCCGGAAGTAGTCCTTCCTGGCGGCGGCCTTCCGCTGCTCCTCTATGCGGATGATGCTGATGCAGTCGTCGCACAGCGGGCCGGAGCCGTGAAAGATCTTGCCGCACCGCTGGCACACGTTCCGCACCACCGGCAGCTTCTCCCGCAGCTCGCACCGGGCGGCCACCTTGGCCCACGGCACGCCCCACAGGTGCGCCGCCTCCACCGTGGCCTGCTCCCAGCTGGGGGCAATCACCGGCACGTCGTAGTGGCCCTCGCACTGTACCCACCACAGGAAGTCGGCCTTCTTGCCCTTTCCCTCTGCCATGCTCACCGTCCCCTTCCGCGCATCCGGGCCTTTTCAGCCTTGGCGCCGTACTCGTTGATCTTGTGCCGCTGGTAGCGGTCTATCTCCTTCTCCCGCCGGTAGGCGGTCAGCTTCACCCGTTCCTCGGCCCTGGCGGCCTCCACCTCGGCGTACTTCCCGCACCGGTAGCTTCCGTCCTCGTTCCTTCCGTGGCAGCCGATGTATCGCTCCGTGCAGTGCAGGCACGGCTTCAGCTCGGCGTTTCTCCCTGTCTTAGGTCGGTTGTCCATGTTACCAGCTCCCTTCTGGCGCCGGCCGCGGCGGCATCCTCATGGGCCATGAGCACGTCCACCACATAGCCGTGCACGCCGGTGTCCAGCGCCTTGTAGGTCTTTTCGCCTATGGTCACGGTGCTGCCCAGCGGGATGATGTCCGGATCCACCGCCACGGCCTCGCCGGGGTGTACCCACTCTCCGCTGGCGGTCAGCACAAGGTCGCCGCAGCGGTTGAGATGGCTGTACGGTGTGCAGCAGGCGCAGTAGCCCGTCACCGTGAACACGCCGGCAGTTTCCGTGATCTCCGGCTCCAGCAGGATCGCTATCTCCTGCGGCTCCTGCGCGGCGCTCTCCGGTGCCGGTCTGCTGCCCAGCAGCCAGATCAGCTCCACCGCCAGCAGCACCGTCAGCACGGCGGCCACCGCCCACAGGGCGTTCCGCAGCCGCCGGATGCGGCAGGCGCGGCTATAGGCCCGCCCCCCCCGGTTCCGTTCCATCCGTGTCTCCGTCACCGGCCCAGCGCCTCCACGCATTTCAGCACCGCCCCGGCCAGCCACGCCGCGCCGATGTAGGCACAGATCCATCCGAAGGCGCTCATACCGCCAGCCTCCCCATCGTGTCCTCCGCCCAGGTCTCGATGCGGTCCGTGTCCCGCACCTGCACCTGGTAGGCCCACGCGCCGTTCCGTTTCGTGGCCCGGAGCACCGTACCTATGGGCGGGTGCCCGCCGTTTCGCTCTGCGGCCGTCGGGGCGAGGCACACCGCCTGTTCGCCCTCGACGAACTTCGCGCCGCGGCTCTTTCTCTTGTTCATGCTCTGCTCCTTTCGTATCCCCGGCTTGCGCCGGGGGATAGCCTTTCTGATCAGTCCTGCGCCGGCTCCGCCGTCTTGGCCTTGATGCCGATGTGAAAGCCGGGGGCCACGCCAAGCGAAATGCTGGCAAAGTTGGAGTCCGCGGCGCCCGACGTGTTCACACCGCAGAAATAGTTGCTGTCGCTGGCATCCGGCGAGCGCAGCCAGGCAAACCACAGGTACGTCTTCCGGTGGGCCTGGTCCTCGGCGAAGAACGGCAGGGGCTTGTCCGGCGTGTCGTCCCGCTGCATCCAGTCCGGCGCGTCCTCGCCAAACACCTCCACCGCGGACAAGGGCCACAGCTTGTCCGTGCATCTGTACGCCTCGCCGTCCACCGTCTGGGTGATGGTGCGCGCCAGCAGCAGCGCCGCCAGCTCGTCCGGCAGCAGGGGCAGGACCTCCTCGTTGAGGCGTTCTCTGGCGTCGCTCTCCGGGTAGTTCACATAGTCGGTGCTCCACCAGCGGCGGCCGTCGTACATGGCCATGTCCCGCACGCCCTTAAAGAGGCAGCCGGTGAGGACGCCGTCGGTGATGTCCGCCACCACGAAGGCGGCCTCCTGGCCGTTCTTTAGGTTAAAGGCGACCTCGTCGCCCACGCGCAGCGCCGCCAGCTTCTCCGGGCGGGCGAAGTCCTCCGCGCTCCAAATGGTCAAAGTCTCGTGTTTCATGTCGTTTTTCCTCCTGTTGTTGATTATTTGCTCCCGGCCTCCGCCGGGTAGAAATTCGCACGTCCGGCAAAAAAGGTGTTCAGCACCGTGACCTGGATGGCCGTTGCCAGCTGGCCTCGCCGGGCTTCGTCCAGCGTGTCCACGTCGGTCTCCACGCCGTTCACCTTTACAAAGGCCTTCACCGTGATGGGCGGCCGTTCCCGCTTCGCCATGCTGTCACGCTCCTTTCCTGCCATCCTATGCCCCGTCGGGATTGTCCTATCTCTTGCGCCCTCCCCCGCGCCGTGCTATACTGGCGGCGAAGGGAGGTGAGATTTTGTCTTACTGTGAAATGCTCCTTGTGTTCCGCGATCCGCCGCCGGAGGCGCTTATCCCGTCCATGCTGGAGTCCGGCGCGCTTGGCGGCGCTATCTCTGTGTTCGACCGGGCCTTTCAGATCGGTGCGGCCTGCTCTCCCAGCGAGCTTCGCCACCGGCTGAAATCCTACATTCCGGGCCTGCCCTACGCCTGCGGTGTGCTGCGACCCGAAACGTTCCTCATCGACCGCGGCGCTGCCGAATGAGCGCCCGCCGCATCCCGTGATTGTCCCGCCGCTTGCGGCGGGGCTTTCTTTTCCAGCCCACGAACCGCGGCTTCACGGTCACACCGCCATCCTTGCGGCGGTGCATCTCTTTACGGATCCACATACGCCCTCCCTGTCAACGCGCCTAACCGTCGATCTCGATCCGGTACGCCATTGCCGGACGCCCGTCGTGCAGTCGGCGGGCGTTCTGCTTTTTCAGCAGCTCCTTCACCGCCCGTGTGATCTCCTGTGCCTCCTGCGCCGTTTCCGTGGTGTGCTCGATGTGAACGCTCACAAATCCTGGTGTTCTGTTCTCAAATATTTTCATTTGGTCCTCCCTGCCGTTTCCGCGTCGATTGTCAGCAGCAGATCAAGCAACTCACCCATATCCATCTTCAAGGCTGGCGCGATTCGGTTGATCTCCCTGACGTTGGTGACATAATGGCCGTTGACAAGATAGCTGACCTTTTGCCTTTGCCAACCCATTGCGGCGGCAAAGGCTTTTTCTGTGCCGTGCAC